GGGCTTCCAGATCGCGCCATTTGGCTTCCGGCCAGCGGTCGGCGCCGACGATCCAGGCGGCGGCGCGGGCATAGACCCGGCAATCCAACGCCTCGTTGCGCTCCCTCAGTTTCTGCCATTCCAGCTTGGTGAAGCCGCGCCGGTTCTTGACCGTCACCAGTTGCTCGGCGACGAATTGCTTGCACCACTCGGAGTCCGCCCACGATGGCAGATGCACCGTTCCGGCCGGGAAACGGACTCCCTCGGCCAATTCCTCGTCGGTGGGGCGCTCCAGGCGCAGGAAGCGGTAGGTCTCGGCCTTGAAGGTCGAGACCGCCACAATCCACAGCCGGGCACCATGGCGGATCTTCTTGCCGCCCTCGGTGGCGTCCACATAGGTGGGGCCGGAAACGGGCGACGAGCGGTTGAAGCCCTCGATACCTTTGACCGGCGAGACCTGGGCAATGCCCATTTTACGGCCCCAGGTGTAGACCGCCGAGGCCTCGTAGCCGCTGTCGATGGCCAAGCGGGCGATCTTCAGCGTCGCGCCATTGGCGTGTTTCCAGGTTTGACCGAGCACCTGCTCCAAGGCAGCCCAGGTCTCGGATTTCTCCGGACCACCATCGACGACGATATGGTCAATCAGCCAGCTTTCCTGATCGCGGCCCCAGGCCCAGACGTCGATCTCGATGCGGTCCTTCTGCACGTCGCCCCCGGCGGTGAGGAACAGCGCCCCCGCCGGGGCGGTGCCCGGTGCCCAGGTTTCGCGACGGTCGTAGAGGCGCTGCCAGTCGGGGGCCTCGCCGGTCTCGGTCCAGGTTTCGCCCAGCACGGTGTTCTTGAACACCCGAAGGGCGTCGTCATTCCCCTGGGCCGCCTCCCACAGGCGAACGATGTCCCGCCATGACTGCCAGCCCGGTGGCGAATACAGCGCCGAAATGTGGAAGCCGATGGTGGCGGAATCGGCCGACATGGCCGTGGCCCGCCACTCGCCGGCCGCCAGCATGGCCGCCTTATGATGTTCAGCAATCTCCTGGTCGCAGCCTTCGCAATGGTAGCGGGCGCTGTCCGGCCGCCCCTTGTCCCAGCGCAGGCGATCGAATTTCAGCCACTGCATCGCCCCGCAATGGGGACAGGCCACGAAGAATCGCCGCTGGTCGGACGCCTCGTATTCACGTTCGATCCGCGACAGCCCGTGGAGGGTCGGCGTCGAGGCCAGAAACACCTTGCGGCGATGGGCGAAGGTCAGCGAGCGGGCCTCGGCCAGCCCCACCGGGTCACCTTCCTCATCGGCCGAGGCCGGATAGGCATCGACCTCGTCGAGAAACAGATAGCGGGCCGGCATGGAGCGCAGGCCCACTGCGCTGTTGGCGCCGGTCAGCACCAGGGTGCCGCCGGGGAAGTCCTTCGACAGCATGGTGTTGCCGGCGTCGCGCGAGCGGGCCGGTTTGACCTTTTCCCGGATGACCGGGCTTTCCTCGATCAGCGGATCGATGCGCTGGCGCGACGCCCGCTTGGCCATCTCCACCGTCGGCTGGACGCAGAGCATCGGCCCCGGCGCATGGTGGATGACGAAGCCGATGAAACAGCAGCCGGCCTCGGTGGCGCCCACCTGCGCCGCCTTCATGAACACGACCCGCTGCACCGGACTGGAGGGCGACAGGGCGTCCATGATGTCGCGCATGTAAGGCGTGCGATTGGTCCGATAGCGCCCCGGCTCGGCCGAAGCGCGCGACGACAGTACCCGGTGGCGGTCGGCCCATTGCGAGACGGTCAGCGCCGGATCGGGGCGCAGGCCGTCCCGCCACGCCTGCAGCAGAAGGTCCGATCCACGGAAGGCAAAGGTGTTATCGGAAACTGGGCTCGACTTCGGCGAGTTCTTCGAAATGGGATCGGACATGGGCTTCCAGCAAGGTCTGCATCATGTGCGGGTCGATCCCGGCCTCTGCCGCCATTTGGGCTGCAACACGCGCCGGCCAGGTGATCCATGCATCGCGTTCCTGCCGGGCCAGCTTGAACACCAGGGCCAAAGCCCGTGCCCGGTCGACCACCTCTTCCTTGAGACGGTCCACCTGCAACCGTGCCCGCTGCGCCTTGGCGATCTCGTGCATGGTCCGCGCCTGGGCGAAGTTGGTGGTGTTCGGCGCGGGGGCCGTGGGCGCCGGAGCTATCGGGGCTTCACGAGTTGGAGCTGGGGCGGTGGCGCCTGTCCGTGGCGCGGGGGCGGCACGGCGGGCCGGATCGGTCTGGGCATCCCAGGCTGCGTTGGCTTTGACGGGATCGATGGTGCCGTCCGGCTCCTGCGGAATGCGGCCCGCCAGCACCGCCTTGCGCACGGCGGTATGGCTGACCCCGCGTCGCCGCGAGTATTCGCGAACGGATAATCCCATGATCGGAAATCGCCTGAGAAAGCAATGAAGTAACCGGCTTATCCGGTTGATGTGGCGGGCCAGCAGAGCGATTGATGGTCCCACGAACAGAGGAGGCCAGCATGACGACCCTGCCCAGCGACAACGCCGAATGGGGCTTTTTCGGAACGATCCGCCACCATGCCGACGCCGCCGCCGCTTGGGCCTTGGCGGTGCCTGCGATCCAACGGACCACCGGTTGCCCCGACATCGCGGTGCGGGATTTCTTGGACAGCATCCACGGACGGCATTTCGCCGATGACGTCGCCAACGGACTCTTTGCCGGTCAGCCGCTGGCCGCGGCAATCGACGCGGCGGTGGCTCGCTGGATGGGGTGGCGGATCAGCCGCCGCACCGCCCGCGACACCGGCATCCCGCACGGGCTGCCTTATCTGGCGGGGTTCGTGACCCACTTCGAAATTCTGGTTAACGCCGCCTGATCGACGGCCTTTCCTAAGCCGCCCCGACCGGGTTCACCCGGCGGGGCTCAGGGGCGTACAGGCGGCGGAATCGGCCCGCGCCACACCCCGGAGACCACCATCATGATTCAGCTTTCCGACACCCAGGCCACCATCCTGTCCGCCGCCTGCGCCCGCGAAGCCGGGTCGGTTCTCCCGATCACCGCCAATCTGAAAGGGGGTGCGGTCGGCATGGTGGTGACCAGCCTGCTCAAGAAGGAATTGATCGAGGAAATCCCGGCCGAAACCGGCACGCCGGTCTGGCGCGAGGACGAAAATGGTACCCCACTGACGCTGCGGGCAACCGCCGCCGCCTATGCGGCATTGGGGATCGAACCCGCCACGGCCGCTATGGGGGCCGATGGGGCGGGGCAAGATGAGCCGGCCCCGGACATGGCCGGGCAAACGAACACCCCGCCCACGGGCGCACCTGCGCCCGAAGCCAAGGCTGCCCGCAAGCCCCGCGACGGCACCAAGCAGCAGGCACTGATCGCCCTGTTGAAGCGGACCGAAGGAGCCAGCATCGCCGAGATCATGGCGGTGACCGCATGGCAGGCGCACACGGTCCGCGGCGCCATCGCCGGAGCCTTGAAGAAGAAGCTGGGCCTGACGGTCACAAGCGAAAAAGAGGAAGCCAGAGGGCGGGTTTACAAGCTGGATGCCGCCGCCTGATGGCGTTCGACTTCGGTCAACACCATCAGGGCCAGATTGAGGGCGGCGGGATCGCCGCCCCTCGCTGCGCTTTCCACCCGCTCCTGAGCCATTTCCACGGCCTTGGCCCCGTAACGCCCAAGCATTTCCATCGCGGCTTGCTGCAAATGGGCGGGATCAATGGCCATTCGGTTAAAGCGCCTTCTTCAGCGCCGCCGCCGTGCTGAACTTGATCGAAGTCGAAGCGGCGATCTCGATGGCCTCGCCGGTCTTGGGATTGCGGCCCTGTCGCGCCGGGCGCTCCGACTTGGAAAAGCTGCCGAAGCCGAGGATTCCAAACTTCCCGTCCGTCTTCACACTATCGACGATGGTGGACAGCACCGCCTCGACGGCGGCATCGGCCTGGGCGACAGTGCAGCCGGTGGCTTCGCGGATGGTCTTCGACAGGGTTGACTTGCTCATTCTTGGCGTTTCCTTGGTGAACTCTCGATCCCGGAGAGTAGATTCGGATCGCGCCGAATCCAAGCCATCAGCGCAGCATCTCGAACACCCGTCGCAGTACGAACCCGCGAATCAGGGAGATGATCGCGAATAGACCGCCGATCAGCAGATCGTCGGCCAGGGAAATGTGGATGCCGAAGAGCGGAAACGCCGCCACCTGGGCGGCCACGGCGATGCCATAGCCGATCACCACATTGGCGGATGCCTCCACCAGCGACATCCGACGGGACTGATGCATCAGGTTACTTCATTGATAGTGAACGATTAATCGACTTGATAAGCGGGTGGAAGCGAGCGGTAGTGGTCGCACCGCATCCGGAGTAACTGCCATGACCAACCGCGACACAGCCCTGGCCGATATTGCTGCCAAGATCCTCGACCTGGAGACCCTGGACACCCGCAACAGCGACCGCCTGGATTTCCACGAGCTTTCGGTCTGGGTGATCAAAGCCGCCCTGGAAGCGGCCTACGCCGCCGGTCGGAAGGCGAAGTAGGATTACCCGGCGCTGACCGCCTTCCCGGCGGCAATCTCCTCGAAGCAGCGGCCATCGCCATCCAGGATGGCCTTTTGCCCGCTCAGCTTCTGCCAGCGTCCGATCACCACATCTCCATAGGCCGGGTTCAACTCCATGGCGAAGCAGACCCGCCCGGTGGTCTCGGCGGCGATCACCGTGGTGCCGCTGCCGGCGAACGGCTCGTACACCGAGTCACCCTCGGCGCTGTTGTTGATGATCGGGCGGCGCATGCATTCCACCGGCTTTTGAGTGCCGTGAACCGTCGCTTCATTTTCATCACCGCCAGAGCCGATGGCCCAGACGGTGGCTTGGTCCCGTGCTCCCTGCCAGTGGCCGGTGCCGGTCTTGCGCACAGCGTAGAGGCACGGTTCATGCTGCCAATGATAATCGCCGCGGCCCAGGACGAAGCGGGACTTCGACCAGATGATCTGGGCGCGGATTTTGAAGTTGTTGGCCTCCAGGCTTTCGGCCACCACCTTGGCGAAGATCGCTGCGTGCCAGACATAGGCAACCTCACCGGGGAACAGTGCCCAGGCTTCTCGCCAGTCGGCGCGGTCATCGTTGGCCACCTTGCCGGTGCGGGCAGAGGACGACACCCCTGCCTCGTTTCGCCAAGTGGGATCGTATTCGACGCCATAGGGCGGATCGGTGACCATCAGGTGCGGCTTGGCCCCAGCCAGCAGGCGCTCCACATCGGTGGCGACTGTGCTGTCGCCGCAGAGCAGGCGGTGCTTGCCCAAGATCCACAGATCGCCCGGGCGCGTCACCGGATCGGCAGGCGGCTCGGGGATATCATCCTCGCCGTCCGCATTTCCCTCGGTCTCATCGTCGAGGGGCGCCATCAGGGCGTCCAATTCTTCGACGGTAAAGCCAATCAGGTCGAGGGCAAAGCCTTCGCCATTGAGGGCGTGCATTTCAGCGGCCAGAGTCTCATCGTCCCATCCGGCATTCAGCGCCAACTTGTTGTCGGCCAGAATATACGCCCGCCGTTGCGCATCGCTCAGATGGTCGAGAATGACCACCGGCACGGTGTCGAGGCCCAGATGCTTGGCGGCAGCCAGCCGTCCGTGGCCGGCGATAACGTTGCCCTGGCTGTCGGCCAGCACTGGATTGGTCCAGCCGAACTCGACGATGCTGGCGGCGATCTGCGCCACCTGTCCGTCGGAATGGGTGCGCGCATTGCGGCCATAGGGGATCAGCCGGTCGATGCGCCAATGCTCGACCGTGTCGGGAAACGGATGGGTCATGACGGTGGAAACCTGGGCTGGTGGAAACTGGAAACCGGCGGGTGGAAACCAGTCAGGTTTCCAGGGGTGGTTTCCACCTGCGCAGACATGCGAAAGGCGCGCCGTCCTTGGACTTGCGCGCCTTCTGAGTGGAAACTGGAAACCTTGGTGGAAACCTAGTTTTTATGGCTGTCGCTAGCGAAGTTGGGCGCTAAAGCGTCCCGCATAGCAAAAGTGCCAGGGAGGACCCGCGATTTATTCTATTGTTGCTCTGGCTCCGGGCGACGGATCATTAGATGATCACCGCCGCCCGTTCCGCGAGCCTTGAATTACATCTACCCCAAACCGGCCGCACTTGTCGCGTCTTGCGATGTATCGATACACTTTTCGCTCTCCTCTGCTGCCCGGGTGCGGGCGATCAGGTCGGTCTTGGAGATGTGCTTGGGGATGCGGCGACCGTTGAGCGTCCAGGCAATGACGCAGAGCGCGAACAGCCAGTGCCGGTGGGCGGAGGACCGGGTCATGCCCGCCTTCCAGCAGATCACCTTCCACGGCTCACCGGTGGCCCGCAGCCAGACGATCTTGGCATCGGTGGCAACGAGATGCCGGAGCCATGGCAGGGCGTGATCCATGCGCGTGATGGCCGCTGCGGAGGGTGGTGGGCGACGGAGGGTGATCTCATCCGCCGCACAGGCATCGCACAACTCGCGGAGCATGGGCGGCCAAGTGCTGGCGTGTCCCTGCACTCCGGTGTCGGGCAGACGGCGCAGGGTATCGGCGGCTTCGGCGAGGCGCTCTTCGACCAGGGAGGGCGTCCATGTGATCTCAGTCATGGGCGGCCTCCGCTTCGGGACGGGTTCCGTACAGCTTGACGCCCAACTGGCGGATCAGTTCACGCTCGGGCCACGTCAGGCGCTGGTCATCCTCGGCGATGACCAGGACACCGCGTTCCTGCCAGCCGGCTCGTTTGATGTGTTCGGGATCACGGCGGCTGCCGCCGAAGCCTGCGGGATGCCACTTCATCGCACACCGCCTTGGGTGTCGATGGCCCAGAACAGGATCGCCAGGGCGTCGGCTTCGTTGTCATCTTCGGGATTGAAGCCGTGTGCCCGCATGGCGGCGATCACCGCGTCCTTGCCCGCATTGCCCTTGCCTGTGGCATGGCGCTTGATGGTGCCGACGGGCACGCCCTGATAGGGGATGTGCTTGAGTTCACACCAAGCGGCGAGATGGGCGAGGAATCCGCCATAAATATGGGCTGCGTCGGTCCCGGCGTGGCGGCGCACTTCCTCGAATTGAACCAGATCGATCGTCTTGGCCCCGGCTTCGAGATTGTCGAGCCAGGACCGGAAGCGAAGGAAGCGCATACCGCCGCCTTCGTATCGGCCGGGCTTGAATCCCATGGTGCCGGAAACAACAGCGCCGTCGGCCAGGCGCATGGCCCAGCCGGTTTTTGATCCCAGATCAAGGGCGAGAATGGTGGTCATGGTGGAGGCTCACGAAATCAGTGGGCCTCCGGCTTTGGTCGAGGGGGAGTCTAGGGTCGGCGAATCGTGCAATCAATCGAAATCGCCGGGACAGGACAAAATCGAGAATGGGCCACCATCATAGCCAGTGGGCCACCGAGTGGGCCACCTGATTCCAAGGGTGGCCCACTATTTTATTATTTAAAAACAATAGATTATAGATAGTGGGCCACCGTGGGCCACCTTCGCCGGTATAAATTCTTCGCGACCCTGAAAAAATAATTTTTGGGTCCGCGGATAAAATATTTTTTCGTGTTACCCAGACCCCGTGTCGGCGAGGTGGCCCACGGTGGCCCAAGTGGTCCACAACCGCGTCATCGCTTTGTTTTTACTCGAAAAATCCGGGGCCACCGGGTGGTGTCCAGGTGGCCCACTGGCCTGCGGCGATGGGTGCTGGTGGCCCAATAGAGGCGCTGGTGGCCCAAGCTGCGGCTTGCGGACGGAGAACTTTTAAAGAACTTCTTGATTGGTCGCGGTGCCGGGCGCAATTATCGTGGGCCATCCGATCCTGGTGGAGGTGGCCCATGACCTTCCGGGAATACATTGAGCGGAGACGCTGTGGGGATAATCCGCAGGGCGATTTCGTCGGCGACGCACGGCGTGACCGGCGCTTCCCCGACGTGCAGTCGTGGCCGGAACTAAAGCGCTATCTGCTGAATCGAAGCGCTTGTGAGGAGTCCATCAAGGCGGCGCACGCAGTGTGGCAGGGATACCGCGCCGCCCTGCGTCGGCAAGCGGGAGCCTGAGCCTTACGGCTCTTCGTTCTCATCGAACCAGTGCCCGCTACGGCCAAGTTCTGAGCGTTTGAGCGCATAGGCGTCGATGCGGCCGATGCCGGGCACGAACCGGATGACGGCCCGCTTATTGTTGTGGCGTCGTGCAAGCATGTCGCGGTCGATCAGGATCTTGCTGATCTGGACGGCCTTTAGCGTCTCACCGGCGGCTTCGCGGAGGCGGTGGGCCGGAATGTAGATGGTGTCGCGGTCGTACCAGGCGAGGGCTTCACGGTTGTTGATCTTACGGTCAAATCCGTAACCGCCCGCGTCGATCTCCTTGATGGTGACGTCCCAGCGTTCGGCGATCCAGGCCCGCAACATAGAGATAACTTGGTCTGCGGGTTCCAGCGCCTCGGCATCGGACGATTTCTGGAAGCGTGTCCACGCCCACCGTATCGGTGCCTCGATGTCGATGAACGAAGGAATCAGCCCGAATTTTTGTGCCAAGTGGCCTGCGACCAAGGGCACGGCAAGACAGGTGGCGGCGCGGATAAGGGCCGAATCGGTGCTGTCGCCGGCCAGTCGGCGGGCCTCGGCAAGAATGCGCTCACGGAGAACCTCGGGCGTCTGGTGCAGGCCCACGGCGATGATCTGCTCGACGAAGGCAGGCCCTGCATGGCCATAGTGGCTGTCGATGCCCGCGACGGCCCGCATGGTGGGGGCCGGGACGGCGCGATCCACGTCGGTAACGTCCACGTCGACGATGCGTACCGCCATGCCGGCAATCCAGGCACCGCCATCGGCGCGCACCTTTTCTTCCAGGGAGCATTCGCTGGACAGCAGGGCATAGGTCGACCAGGCATAGCGCTGCTTGAGCATGGCGCCTGCGGTCATGCGCGCCTTTCCCTGACCGCCGGCAATCGCATAGATCAGCTTGGCGATGGTGCGGCCATCAACATGGGCCAGTTCGTCCAGGGCCAGAATGGTTCCGCTGGCGGCCTGGGCGATGACTTCCACGGCATTCTCGGTCGAGCGCATGGATTGCAGTAGTCCCCCGCCGATCCTGCTGGAAGTCCAGGCCGACACCGCCAGCTTTTGCGCTGTGGTCTTGCCGCTGGACGACAAGCCGCTGAGATTGAGGCCACAACTGTCCAAACCGGCCAGCGACTGCACCACGCCCGAGAACCCTGCCAGAACGCCAAGGAGGAAATGGGGGCAGCCGGTGACGGTTGCCGCCGCCGCTACGGCTGCCTTCCAGCCGTCGAGATTGCCGCGGACAGATTCACATCGGGCGTTGGTGGCGAGTTCAAGCGTTGCCGCATCGCCGATGGCCTGCCCCGCCGGGGTAACGAACACGGGGTGATCGCGGCCCTCCAGCCGGTGCCAGCCGGGACGGCTGACCACCAGGATTTCGACCTGGGGATTGGCGGCTTTTAGCAACATCAAGGCCACTTGGTCGCCATCGGCGCAGGTGCGCAGACCGGCCGCGAACAGGGCGGCGCGGATTTCCTGTGCTCCCTGCTGGGCGATGGCGGAACGGGGGACGTCCACCACCCGTGGGCGTCCATGCATGTCGCGGACGACGACGCGCAGGCCGTAGGAATCGTCCTGGTCGAGATAGCGCAGCCGAGCCGAAATGCCGAAGGGACTGGCTACTGCCTGCCACATGGCTCGTCCGTCCTTGCCGTGTCCCATGCTGCGATGAACCATAATCTCACTGGACCGCGATGAACGGCACAGGCGCAGATCGACACCGTCGGCTCGGGGCAGCGGATAGGTGGCTGCCAGCTGCGTCACCTCGTCGTCGAAAACAACCTCCTCGCCTGCGTCGGCATCTGGGGCGGCGGTTCCGGTGAGGGCTTGGCGCAACGATACCACCTGTCGCCGTGACGTTAAGATGCCGATCTTGGTCCGTTTTTTGATTGCCGCCAGAATCGTATCCTGCTCGAAGCCTTCCAGCTTGGCGGCAGCGACCTGGGCATAGAGCCGCCCCAGCGCGATTACGTCTCCTTCTTGCAGGGCTTCGGTCAGGGCCATCAGGCTCTCGAAGGTCGGAACCTCCTCGGCGGCCGGCTTCCCAATATAATGTGCGGCATAATGTGCGGCGACAGCGCCCTTACGCAGATCGTCATTGAAGTCGTCACCATGTAGGGGCGAGACGATGGTGGAGGGGATTCCGGCCGCATTCAGCCGGTCGGCCAGGATGGCGGCGGCCTGCTGACCGGCCTCGCCTGCGTCGGCGAAAATGGTGATGCGGCTGGTGCCTTCGGGCCATTGCCACTGGCGGACGCCGTTGGCCGACAATGCCGCCCAGGTGGGGATGCCGAAGATCGTCCACGCCGACAGTGCTGTCTCGACGCCCTCGGCCACGCCCAGGTGTCTATCAGCGGGCATGGGAGCGAGACGCACACTGCCGCCGTCGACTGCCCCCAGCATTTTCTTGCCGGGTGGGGCTTTGCCGCTGCCATCGTCGAGCAGGAAGGTCCGGTGGATGCCGCCGACAGGATGGCCGGCACCGTCGCGGACGATCCCCACCAACCCAGGCCAGCCGCGTCGCCCGCCGAAATCGGTGAGATCGTCATGATACAGCAGATCGGGCGAACGCGGGTCGCCGATGCCGCGGGCACGCAGGTAGGTCTCGCCGACCGTGCTGGCCAGCGGCACGCAGCCACCGATGATGCGGGCGATCTCCAGCGCGTGGTCCTGATCCTTGTCGCGTGGCGGCTTGGCCGATGGCGGACGTGGAAACGGATTATCCATGCGGGCCAATCGCGCCGCTTCCTTGAACAGATCGCGCCCGGTCAGCCCGGTGGCGGTTTTGATCAGATCGATGGAGCCAGCGCGTTCGCCGGTGGCGTGATCGAAGCCGGTTCCGGCGTGTGGGCCGGACAGGTCGAGAACGCACGATCCGAGATTGCGGGGCGGATCGCCGCGCAGGTTGGCGCAGCGCAGGGACTTGCCGTCTGGCTGCTTGCGGGCGTTGGGGAACAGTCCCGGCAGCCAGTCGCGGGCGGTATCGGCCAATCGGTCGCGGATTTCGTCCAGATCAAAATCATGATCCTCGCCCGAGGACGGGAACCAATGGCCCAGAACGGCTCCGGGCGGCGGGGGGCTGCAAGTGTTGAGATCGAACATGCTGTTCTCCCCTGATCGCCATCAGGCGAGAATGACCAGGCCGCGCTCGGCCCGGGTGATGGCGGTGTACAGCCAGCGGCGACGGTCCTGATCCGTGCGCCCGAGGCCGTCATCCCACACGACGACGTTTTCCCACTGCGATCCTTGAGACTTGTGGCAGGTGATCGCCCATCCGAATGTGGCCTCGGTCAGCTTCTTCTTATCGCGCCAGTCGCGGTCATGGCGGTTGGGATCAAGGGCGACGTGATCCTCGAAATGGCCCTTGTAGAGCAGCAGTCGCCCCGGCTTGCCGCCCTTGGTCGGGGGACCGACCGTGTTGCCGTCTTCATCGGTGACCACTGCCGAGAAATATAGGCTGCCCTCATCGACGACATCCGCCAGCGACAGGAACATGCCGTTGATCAGGCCGAGATCGTTCTGGTTTTTGAGGCAGATGATCTTTTCGCTCGGCCCGGTAGGCAGGAACGATCCGCCGAAACCTGCGGCGCGGCGCAATGCGTTGTTGAGCTGGAAGCGGGTGGCGTTCTTACCGCAGATAACCTGACCGCCGCGCAGGGCCTGGGCGGGGGTTACGTCGGCCATGCGCATTTTCCAGGCATGGTCGTCGTACTGGCCGAAGCCGATGGGCTGGCCTTCCCGCGCCATCGTTGCCAGCCGGATGATGGCACTTTCGGCGGCCTGACGGTGGATCTCGGTCAGCATGATGTCGGGGGCGGCTTGGGTGAAGGCGCCTTCACCCTTGATGGGGGGCAACTGACCGGGATCGCCCAACACCAGGATGGGGCGCTTGAAGCTCATCAGGTCGGCTGCCATGTCCTCGCCGACCATCGACACCTCATCCAGCACAATCAGCCTGGCGGTGGCTGCGGCGCTGGCGGGATTGAGGGAAAAGCGCGGTTTCTTCATCTCGCGCATGGTCTGCCGCATGGCTTCAATGGCGGCTTCCGCGGACGTCCGGTCGAAACCCATCAACGATCGTGCACCGATTTCCGCCTGGGCTATGCGTTTCTGGGCTTCTTCGATCTCGTCTTCCGTCGCTTCGATGACGCTGTAGATCAGGCTGTGGATGGTCCTTGCCGGACTGCCCTTGCGCCGCAGTACCAGGGCGGCCTTGCCGGTAAAGGTGGCGGTGACCACACCGGGCCGATCCTCGGTGTGGGGAGCGAGCCCCAAATCATCGATGGCGAATTTCAGCACGGTGGACTTGCCCGTGCCGGCGAAACCGAACAGGCGGAACACCTGCTGCTCCTCGCTACGATTCTGGAACCAGTCGCGAATGGCGGCGATCGCCTGGGCCTGGATGTCGGAGGGGGTAATGTCGGTCATCGACACTTTCCCCAGCAACGGTCCTGCCACGAACAAGACGAATGCCAGCCGCCCGCCGTCTTGCCACCACGGCACACCACCGATGTCCGTTCTGCAGCGGCGCGCGGCAGCAATTCCTGGGCATCGCTGGCCTGCACCACCTGGATGGCGCGGTCGCTCATGACCTGGGCCAGGGCGGCGTCGAACGGCACCAGCTCGCAGTGGATTTCCCAGGTGTCGCGATTCATCGCCGTGAACAACGCCGGGGCGGGCAGATCCATGTATGCCTGATAGAGGGCAAGCTGAGCGGCATAGACTGGCTTGGACAGCACGACGCCGCGCTTGACCACGTCCTTCCACGACGAAACGCCCAGCGCCTTGTTCTCCCACAGGGCGGGATAATCCATGGCCACCGGGCCGCCAACCAGGCAGCCGTCGATGTGGCCCTTGAACCGGCCGTTCAACGCCGCGAACCCGAACTGCCGCCCGTCGCGCCGAAGCGTGCGCAGATCGAACCCGGCGGCCACCAGCCACGCCGCCACCACATCTTCGCCGCGATGGCCAGCCTCGAAGATGCGGAGCGTCTTGGGTTCAAAATCCCGGCCCTCGTCCTTGGGCACAGCCAGATAGTCGTACTGAATCTGGCGCAGGCATTCGCGGCCGATGCCGGAGGTGCTGACGTACTGGCGGGCGGCTTGCGCCTGGTTGCGGGCGACCAGCGCCACATCAATGACGGCGTTGACCGCCACGGTGATGCCGGGATCGCGGGCGGGAGCCTGGTACTGGCAGCCGGAACCATGATTCAGATCGAGCATGGGAGCCGCCTTCCTAAAATGGAATTTCGTCGTCAAAGGGCGTGCCGGTGCGTTCTTTGACGCAGGCCTGCCGCAGCATGGATTCGACGTAGCCGGTGATTGCAGCTTCGATCAGCCGGTCGATGTCCTCGGCGGTGCGGTGAAGGAAGGGGGCCATCAGCCCCAGCGCCGTCAGGGCCTCGGCGAACAGATGCCGGGCATCCTTGATGGCCTTGGTCTCGCGGGCGGTTTTGTCGATCATGCCGTTGCTCCGTCGGGCGATCGCTGCGCCAGCCTGCTGGCAGCGCATCGAGCAGAACCCGTAATGGGGAAAGTCGTCATGGCGCAGGCGGTGGACGTAGCCGAAACCCTTGGCCTCGCGGCCACACACGGCGCACAAGGTCAGGCCAGCAAGAACCGGGTCAGGTCCGGGTGTTCGCCCGGCTCGTCCTTGATCCGCGAAGAGCCCAGCACCACAAAGCGGCTGATGGCGGCCACGGCCAGGGCTTCCAGATCCGGCATGGTGAGCGCCCTTATAGGCTGGTGCAGTTTTCCGCGGGCTTCGAGCCATTCGCCGATTGCCTTTGCCGCTTGGCGCGTCACATGCGCCTGCCATTCATCGTCCGTCATGGCAGGCGCCGCCTTCGTCAGGTGTTGAGCCAGGCCGGGCCGGTGGCCGTCGCCGCCGGGGGAGTGGACTGCTGGGCTGCGGGCTGCTGAGTCCAAGGTACGGCGCTCTGCTGTTGCGGCGCTTGCGCAGGGGCAGCATCGGTGGCCCAGGCCGGGGCGTTCTGCCCGGCAGCGGTACCGGCATTGGCGGGCTTGCGCGGTTTGGCATTGATGGGATCGGCCACCACCGCTTCGCCCTTCATCACCGGGCCATATTCCGCCTCATCGGGCAGAACCACATTGGCCAGACGGTTCTGATCGCGATACTTGGGATCGCTGGCGGGTTCGACCATGATGCGGGCAACGAAGGTGATGCCGTCCAATTGCTTCAGCCCCTGCAACACCCGCTTGGCCTTGGCGGCGTCACTCATGTCCTTGGGGCTGAGGTTGAGGGCAGAGTCGACCATGGCGCGGAACGACGCCTTGGAGATGTTCCAGCCTTTGCTTTGCCCCTTGTCGTCGAGCTTGCCGCCAGCCACGGTAAAGTTCTGCCAGAACTTCCGCCGCACGAACGGCCCCTCGACCACGGTGAATTCACAATCAAGCATTTTGGCATCGCTCTCGGCGGCGGCCTTCAGCAACCCGGCATCCATGGGCACCGAACCGTTGACGCCACCGGGGCGGATAATCATGCGGATCTTGGCGAAGGTACCGTCGGGGATCAGTTCGCCCGAGGGCATCATCTGCGCCTGGGCATCGTTGAAATCGTAAGACATGGGAGTGGTTTCCCTTCAATCAGGCGGGGATGCGGTTAATCTTGGTGAGCAACGCACCGAGATCGGGGGCTTCGGTGACGTCGAGCCGACCCGAGCGGTCCTTGGCGGGGAGGCCGAATTGGTTCCCTGACTGGCAGACGAGGCGGCGCTCGGTGGCCTTTTCGTTCAGTTCCCAGTTGTCCTCGGCATCCTTGGAGAACAGGTGCATGGACATGACCTGATCGACGATGCCGGGCAGTTCGCGTCCCGCCTTCGATCCCTCCATTTGCGGCTGCCAAGTGCTGGCGTTGAATTCGTCTGTGACCTTCTCCAGAACACCGACGAAGATCACCGTCTTGGCGGGCGCATGTTGCAGGTGCTTTAGGGCCTGGATCACTTCCCTGCCCAGTAGCCCATAGGCGCCGCGGATGTCGGGCTTGCCGGTGCGGTCGGAAAAGGCTTCCGGCTGTTGCTTGGCGAAGGCCATGGCCTGACGGGTGAGGTCAGTGATGGAATCGACGAAGATGATGGAGCGGTCGGCGAGAATCTCCATCACGCCACTGCCCTGGTATTGGGCGATGACATGCTGGTAATGGCCGGTGCTGTAAAACTCTGCTGCCGCCACCGATGGATCTGGACCGCCGATCATCACCGCCAGATCGCGGAAATCGGGGAAACTGCGCACCGGAATACTGATTCCGGTCCAGTCCTGCACCGACTTCAGACCGGCCTCCAAATCCAGGCAAACAGTATGAGTGGATGGTAAAGTCCTCAGCAGCGAGGTCTTGCCACACCCAGGCGGGCCGAAGATGGCCACCGAGGTCTTGTTGCCGGCGGCGGACAGCCTTTCGTCGGCGGTGACAATGCGAACGGCCATGGGGATGGATCTCCGTTTCAGGGCGGGGGCGACGGGGCGTTGACCGGGCGCCGAAGGGAAACCTGCCCGCCCTTACGGAACGGGCTGCCCCATCGCTATTGTCAGGGGGTTTGCGGCTTCAGCACGAAGCTGGGCTTGCCGGATTTCACCGTGCGCGCTGCCTCGAAGGCGGTGCGGATGTGGGCGGGCCAGGCACCGTATTTGCGCTCGGACACCTTGAAGGCGAGATCGACGTATTCGGCCGGATCATCACCGGCGGCGCGGATGCGCTCGACGGTGGCCGCCAATTGTTCCTGATCCCATTCGATCTTCTTGGGCAGATCGGCCACCACGGTGACGCCGCCATCGTCGAATCGCACCGTGCCGGTGTCCTTGCCCTCGCGCTGGCGCAGTTCGGTGGCGCGCGCACCGAATTTGCGATCGAGGGCGGCGTCAAGGCGACTTTTGGCGGCATTGGCTCGATCCACCGCGTTGCGTGCCTCATCGGTCAGCAGCGCCAGCTCCTCCGCCGACAGGGCGGCAATGGCGCCGATGTCCATATCGGTGAGGTCACCCAGAGTGACGCGATTGCGGATCATGCCGCTGCTCCCTTGCTCTCGTCGTGCCCCGTATTCATTTCTCGTTGATCAAGGTGGCGCTTCAGGCGGACGGCCATGCGAAATGTGAGCTTGCGGTGGCCGGCATGGATCTGGCGCAAGAGGTTGGGATCATTGACCGCCGCCTTGCAGAACATGGTCTGCGCGGTTCTGGTCCGCGCGAGGTAATCCTCCACCTCGCGTTGAACTGTGGCGATGAAGTCCTCTACACTCGTTGCCATGTCGTCACTGGTCATCATGTGCACGCAACTCATTTGATGCTGGATGCAGCACACTAGCGACAGGCGGTTATTTTGGACAATTCCTATTTTACTAACAAATCATTACCGGGCTAATTCCAAAATGACGCGAACATTATCCGAAAGATTGAAATCGAGACTTCGGGAGATGAAGCTGAAGCCGGCTGCGGTGGCCGATGCCGCCGGTGTCGGGCGGTCGTTCGTCTACGATATCCTGCGGGGAAAATCGGAAAATCCGCGGTCGGACAAATTGATGCGGGTCGCTGCCGTGCTGCAAACCAGCGCTGAGTCCCTGCTGTATGGCGAGGACGATGGCCTTCCCGCCGTGGGCACGATTCCGGACCGTGACTACGTCGCCATCCCCTTCGTGAAGGTGGAAGCAGCGATGGGGGGAGGCGCTATCGTCGACGACGAGGAAGAGGGCGAGCCCTGGCACTTTGGGAAGGCTTGGCTGCGCAACGACCTATGTTTGGGGCCGACGGGCCTCCGCCTAATCCTGGTGCGTGGTGACAGCATGGAGCCGACGCTGCTGGACGGGGACGTGGTGATGGTCGATACCGCCCAGACCAGCCCCAGCCCCGCCGGCATCTTCGTACTTCACGATGGCTTCGGGTTGGTCGCCAAGCGTCTCGACTATATTCCCGGCCGCGATCCGCCGGCTATCCGGGTGATCTCCGACAACATCCGCTACGGCGCCACCGAACGCTTCGTCGAGGAAATTCGGATCATCGGCCGCATCGTCTGGTTTGCGCGGCGGCTATGAAATAGGAATTCTCCAAACCCTGGGGCAGCGGCCATAAGATGGTCATGCACAAATCCTCGCCCCCCCTTCCTGGTTCCAACGCCCTCCATCCCCGTCACATGACTGCCGCCGAGCGCCTCGACGAAATCGCCGAGATGCTGGCTGCTGCTGCCACGCGCCTGTTGGCACGCAAGTCCAGTCGTTTATCCCCTGAGCGCGGAGACTGTTCCGTCGACTTCACCGCCAACCGGAGCGTGTATGGCGCGGAGAACAAACGGAGGGCTTCCCGCAAATGACGACTGCAATCCTGACCCAGGTGGCCGCGCTGCCGACCATGCCGACGCCCAACCTGAAGGCAATGTGGCGGGAGCTGACCGGCACCGAGCCGCCGCCCTATAACCGCACCTTCCTGGTCAAGCGTCTGGCCTACCGCCTACAGGAATTGGCCTTCGGCGGGCTGTCTGTGCAGGCCGAACGCCGCCTCGACGATCTGGTCGGCGAATTGGATGGCAAGAAGAAGCCGAAGGCCAAGGACATGAGCGCCCCGGTCGCCGGTACCAAGCTGATCCGCGAATGGCAGGGGGTGCTGCACGAAGTGACGGCCCTGGCGGAAGGCTTCGAATACCAGGGCCGCCGCTACCAGAGCCTGTCGGCGGTGGCCCGCGCCATCACCGGCACCCGCTGGAACGGGCCGCTGTTCTTCGGCCTGCGGAAACACGGCAAGCTGGAGGCCGCCCGATGATTCCGCCCAAGCCGATCCGCAAAACCCGCTGCGCCATTTACACTCGCAAATCCTCGGAAGAGGGTCTGGAAATGGAATTCAACAGCCTCGATGCCCAGCGCGAATCCTGCGAGGCTTACATCCTAAGCCAGAAGGCCGAAGGCTGGGTGCCGGTGCCCGACCGCTACGACGACGGCGGCTTCTCCGGCGGCAATCTTGACCGCCCAGCCTTGAAGCGCCTGCTGGCCGATATCGATCGGGGGCTGGTCGATGTGGTCGTTGTATACAAAATCGATCGCCTCAGCCGCTCGCTGATGGATTTCTCCAAGCTGGTCGAGGTGTTCGACCGCAACTCGGTCACCTTCGTGTCGGTGACGCAGTCGTTCAACACCACCACCTCCATGGGACGGCTGACGCTGAATATCCTGCTGTCCTTCGCCCAGTTCGAGCGCGAGGTGATCGGTGAGCGCATTCGCGACAAATTCGCCGCTTCGCGCCGCAAGGGCATGTGGATGGGGGGTGTGCCGCCGCTCGGCTACGATGTGGTCGCGCGCAAACTGGTGGTCAATCCGCCCGAGGCCGATCTGGTCCGCCACATCTTCGATCGCTTCCTGAAAGTGGGCTCCGCCACCCTGCTGGTCAAGGAACTGAACGCCGCTGGACACCACACCAAATCCTGGACCACCCAAGACGGCAAGACCCGCGACGGCGTGCCCATCACCAAGAACTTCCTCTACAAGCTGCTGGCCAACCGCATCTATATCGGCGACGCGGTCCACAAGGGTGAAGCCCATGCCGGCGAGCATCCGGCCATCATCGACCGCGCCGTCTGGGACAAGGTGGAGGCGGTCAAAACCGACAACGCCCCGCGCAAGCGTGCCGCCGCCACCCGCGCCACCACCCCGGCGCCGCTGAAGGGGCTGGTGATCTGCGCCCATTGCGGCCGGGCAATGACGCCAAGCCACACCCGCAAGAACGGCCGGCTGTATCGCTATTACACCTGCATGAAGGCGATCAATGTTGGCCACGACTCCTGCTCGGTGCGCAGCATTGCCGCGGGTGAGATCGAATCGGCGGTGGTCGGCCAAGTCCGCGCCCTGTTGCGTGCCCCAGAAATCCGCGCCCGCGCCGAGCGCCATGCCCCGCATCTGGCGCCTGCCGACCTGCATGCCGCCCTCGACCGCTTCGAAGCGATTTGGGATGAATTGTTCCCCGCCGAGCAGGCCCGCATTCTCCAGCTTCTGGTCGAGCAGGTGCGGGTTGCCACCGATGGTGCCGAAATCCGCCTGCGCGCCGAGGGGCTGGCCAGCGTCATCGCCGATATCACCGCCCTGCAGACCAAGGAACGGAGCGCGGCATGACCGACATCACCATCGACACCCTGACCATCCGCGTGCCGCTGACGCTCCGCCGCTACGGCGGACGCAAGCTGGTGATCGTCCCCGAGGGCGAGGGCGTGCCGGTTCGCGCCAAGGCCACTCCCGACGACACCTTGCTGAAGGGGCTCGCCCGCGCCCACCGCTGGAAGCGCATGCTGGAATCCGGGCTGGTGCGCTCGCTGAACGAACTGGCCGAGGCCGAAAAGATCAATCCGTCCTACCTGACCCGCATCTACCGCCTGACCTTGCTGGCCCCCGACATCGTCGAGGCCATCCTCGACGGCCGCCAGCCACGCACCCTCCAACTGGCTGATCTGATGGATGACATGCCAGTGGAATGGCACCGGCAGCGGGAGATGTTTGGATTGCCGACGCGGTGACCGGCAGAATGGTGGTAGCGCGGCAATGGCACTGCGGTTAGGCTGGGCCACCTCTTCAGCCGAGATCGTCGATGTCCCTCCACCCCCTCCTTGTCGGCATCGCCCATGCCGATGGACTGCCGCGTCAGGAAATCCTGGCATGCCGTGCCAACCGCGATGAAATCGTGCCGTTCCTCCTCGAAATCCTGCACCGCGCAGCCGCCGGCAATCCGTTGGCGGAGGACGAGGACTTGGCTCTCTTCATGGTCATCCACCTCCTGGCGGAATTCGGCGAGCCCGCGGCCTTCGTGCCGCTCGTCACTTTCCTGAAATCCGATTCCGAGCGGGTGGATCATGCCTTGGGGGACGCCGTCACCGGCACGTTGGATCGCGTCCTCGTCAGTACGTTTGATGGCGATGTCGCCGCCCTGGAGTCGGTGATCGAGGATGTCGCCGTCGACGAGTTCGTCCGCAGTGCCGCCTTGAAGGCATGGACACTCCTTGCCGCCATCGGCCGGATTGATCGCGACCACGCCAACCGCTACCTCCATGATGCTGCCCGGCAGCTTCAGCCGCAGGAAGATCATTACGTGTGGGTCGCCTGGATGGAGGCCAGCGCGTACCTCGGGTTCTCGGATCTCAAGGAGGAGGTCCGCGCGGCCTACGACGACGGGCGGATTGATCCAATTGCAGCGAAATTCGAGCACTTCGAGGACCATCTTCAAGACGCCTTGGCGGCCCCGGATCTGCCTTCGCTGATGGAGCGGGACGGATATGGTCGGTTCACGGACTGCATTGCCGAGTTCTCAACGTGGCATGGCTTCATGTCCGAAGCCGAACGCGAACAGCGGGACCGGGAATGGAAGGAACGGCTGCGGACGCGGGAGCTTGCGTCTCGTCCGAGCGCCACCGTGATCAACCCCCAACGTCATGTCGGACGCAACGATCCCTGTCCCTGCGGCTCGGGAAAGAAATTCAAGAAATGCTGCGGAGCATGACCAAAAACGTGTCCTCCCCCACGGCCACATACGTGGAAGGTCGGTGCTGTTGACTGCCCAATTCGTGCCCAGACTCTCGCCCTCGTCAGCGAAAGATGCGGAAAGATCAACAGCTTAGCGGAACACAACGCATTGAAATATCGCGACTTTCAAAACCCGTACCGTTTGGCGGCAGTCAACGGCTTGTGGAGAATACGGGGCGGAGAGAAGAGAAAATTGGCTGAAATTCTGTCGCCACAAGACCACACGGTCAACAGCTACTGGCCATAAACGGCGCAGAGCCTGGGGGGTTCACCCCAGGCTCTATGCGTCAGAGAATCTATTCTTTGAAAGTATTGGCGGAGGGGACGGGGCTTGGGGCGAACCTTCTCCCCCGTGATATCAATCACTTGCGGGCGCCGCTGTCCGCTTCCTTGGCGCAAGAACGTTCGGTCCATGCCTATCCGGTTAAGACCCACACCCACTACATCTAGGGTGTTGCCACTCACCCGAGTATAGCTCGGCATAAGTCGGTGCGGTTGTGTCGCCAGCAATGCCG